AACAGCTTAAAGAGCTTAGAACCAACAACAATCAATGGCGAAGGCGCGGTGGCAAGGTAGCAAGTGGTAAGGAGACTCAGGTAATACCGATGGCCGATGATTACGGCGTACTGTATCCTATCCTCCCGACCCCTTGTTACACTCGCGTCCCATTATACACCAAGCGTGTGACAACCGATTACAAAGTGTGGTTCAAGGGATGTTATCGTTACTATATTCCGGAATTGGAAAGTAGTAGGATACCATACCACACGATCCGCAAGTTGTACGGGGTCACCTTCACGCCTGATGTATTTTGGAACCTGATTCCTTGGTCTTGGTTGATCGATTGGACCCAGCCTGTAGGGAAGACTCTGTCTTTCCTCAATGATGGGGCAGCCGACAACCTCGCTACCAAGTACGCCTACGTGATGGGGACGTGGAAAACCACGACCCATTACGAAGCCACTGCCTATTTCGGCAGAGGTGGTTCCGTCTCTCTATCGACGACTGCAGAACAGACGACGAAAGGACGGTTACCGGCGCATCCGTTTGGCCTGGCATTGCCGATGCCTGCGTCTCTCGACGCTCGGCAGTGGTCGATCCTCGCCGCACTTGGAATCTCAAAAACACCCAGGATGCTTCGGCCTCCTGTGTGATATTGAGATCCATTGCTTAGCAAGATCGCCCACGGCACACCCATTTTGGGATGAACAAACCTTATAACCTGGAGTTCAGTCAACCATGTTTACCGATCCTCAAACCATCACCATCAATGCCATCGCCAAGTCCTGCGCCCGCGTTTCCGCTGGCGACATGAACGCGACTTACTCCACCGCCGATGCTGACGTCAAGTTTGCCGTCTCGCATCAGGTGGCCAAGAAGCGTGTCCGTCGTATGGTAAAGCTGGAGCAGCGCAAAATCGCTGCTGACCCGCTCACCGCGGTGAATGCCTACCAGACTGCATCCGTGCATCTGGTCATCACCGAGCCCGAAGTCGGTTTCACCGACTCCGAGCTGACGTACCTTGTCGATGCTCTCAAGGCCTGGCTGACCGCTGGCAATGTTGCCAAGGTCCTGGGCTCTGAGAGCTAGCATCTGCTGGATGGTGTAGGAGGATCTCGGCACATCGGTGCCGCATGGTTGGACTGGTTCCCACACCCGTAGGAGTGGAACCATGAAAAGCCACGAAAGTGACCTCTTACTCCAGTTGGTTCGTCGTATCCTCATGGATGCGGCGGCCATGTGCTCAGCAGACGTC